GCTACAAATTTACCAGGTTCCGGAGCACCAGGTACGGTAATGCCTACATTACCTGGTTACGAAGAAAATGATGAAGGTAGAGTACATGCACCAATTAAAGATCCATTTGGAATGCCAATGCAAATGCCAGGAATGCCCGGCGAAATGACTGACCCTGTAACAGGGCAACCTCAAGATCCAATGCTTGCAAAATACGGAGTTGCTATGAGTGACTTTGATAAAATGACCATGGATCAACAAGATGATGTACATGCAGCAGTACGATACACTGAACAGTATGGAGCAGAACCTTACAGTCAAGCAATGATTTTAAAAGAAAGAGGAATTAATCCAGATCAATTTATAAACGCAGATGGATCTTATGACAGGTTAGCTTTGCAGCAAGCAAAACTAACATCCGATATTCAAGAAGCTATAGATGATGGTTATCTATCTGGTGTAACGTTAACAGGTAATGAATCTTTCCAAGACTTGGTAGATTTAGATAAAAAATATGGAGATGAAATTAGGGAAGAAATGGCTAACACACCTTCATATAATCCTGCTTATGATAACACTTATGATGCACAAAACCAAGCAGGTATGGAACAGTGGAATCAACAACAAGCAGAAATGAGAAGATTAGCCGAGCAAGCAAGAAAAGCTGGAGGTTCCCCTGGAAATAGTTTAAATTATGCTTCAGGTGGAAGAGCAGGGTTTAAATTTGGTACTATGCTAGAAACTTCTAACCCTGATTTTGGTAAACCGAAAAAAGATAAAAGCCACGAGTATTTATTAAGACTATTAAAAAATAAACAAACTAAACAATTAAATAATAGTTTAAAAAAAATGGTTTCTAAAAGCAGGCAGGTGAAAGATAAGAGCCCAGAACAAATCGCCAAAGCCATGAAAAAGTTACAACAACTTAAAAGTTTCTATGGCAAAAGATGAACTCAATAGATCAATATAACCAAATGATAGACTCTCTTACAGAGAGGGGATATTACAAAAGAAAAAATATAGTTTAGCAGGACCAGCCTTAGACATAGCAACTGCAGGAATTAAAAAAGCTGTTCCGTTCGTAAAACAAAAATTAAATGAAATTATACCATACGGTGGTTCTACAAAAGGTATAGGAACATCTACTCCTAAAGCAGATGTAACGCCTGAAAGAAATTTTTCAGAGGCTTTTATAGAACTAAAAGATAAATATTTTGGAGGAAACTTTACAAAAACTTCAGAAGCATTAGGTCAAAACAGAAATAAAATTAAAAGTATATTTGATAGATTAAGACAAAGAGATACTGGTACACGTGCAGGTTCAAATATCGGTAAATCTCCTAGAATGACCTCTACGGTTTCTGTAACAGAAGATGCAATGTCTTATCCTGATGCAACTACTCTTATGAAATACAAACCGGAAGTGTTTAAAAATTTATTAAAACCAAAAGATGAATATTTAAACCAAGAATCTTTAGGTCATTATTTAAAAATGATGTTTGAAAGAGATCCATTAGGAGTTAAAACTAAACTAGGTAAAACTCAATATGATGCATTTGGAAATAGATTAAGAAATCTTGGAGTTAAAAGTAAAACTAATCCAGGCGGTGAAAAAACTTATAGTGTTAATCAAACAATTAAAAAAATGTTGGAAGGAAGTCAAAACAAACTTGTTAAAGGCGATGTAAAACAATTTAGAGATGATGCTAGAGAAAAGATTGAAAGAGCAATAGACCCTGATTTATTTAAATTTAGAAGTAGTTTACCAGGAAGAATTGCTAATCTTTCTAAAAGAGAAGGTGTAAACATTCCAGGAGTTCAAGCTGTAGATGATGTGGGTCATCCTTTTTCTGTATCTGAATCTAGAAAATTTAAAAATTTATTTAAAGATTCTAATATCAACAAATTAAATACCTTAGTTTATCAAGACAAATTTTTAAACCAAGATTTATTTAAAGTTACGGGATATGAAAGGAATTATGTAAACATGTTTAAAGATCTTGAAAAATTAAGAAACAAACCTGTTACAAAAGAAACTCAAAAAAAATTATTGGAAATTAAAAACAAAATGAATAATAACTACAATTATATTGTTGATATTGTATCTGATCCTAAAAAAATTAAAAATTTAATTAACAAAGATGAAAAAAGAATTGGTGACAGTTATGCAAAATACATATCCGGTCAAACAGATCGTATTCAAAAAATAGATATAAATATTCCAAAAATAGGAGAAAAATTTCAATCTAAAGATCTTTTTGTAGACATGTCTAAAGTAAACCCTAATTATATAATGGGATATGTTGACAAAATTAATCCTAATGCTAAAAAATTAAAGGATTTGTCTATGTCTGAAAGAGCAATATTTGAATCTAATGCTAGATCGCAAAATGCAGACATTGTTACAGATTTTTATAAAAAAGCTAAATTTGGAAAAGAACCAATTGAAGAATTACGAGAAAGTATTTCGTATGATTTTTCAAAAGGAGGTAGTGTTTCTACTCCTAGACAAAATTTAAAGGGAGGTTATTTAGCGGGAGGAGCCAAAGATATTTATAATAAGTATTACAAAGGATCTGATTTAGAAGCATTATTAGAAAATCCAAAAGTATTTGCCGCTGAAACAGGTTTGTTTGGTATTGAAGAATTAATGAGGTTGTTAGGTCTGTATCAATCAGGCGGTTTAGTCAGAGAAGGTATAAGAAGTTTAAAAGTTAAACATGACAAATAAATATCCTAAATGGCATCTTTTACCACCAAAAGCAGGTCCTACACCTCAAGGCTTGAATATTAATTACAATAATGTTAAAGTAGAAAAACTGGAGAAAATAAATGGCAGAAATAGACAAAGCGCTACCGAACGTAGACGAGACAATCGAAGTCTCTCAAAAAGAAATAGAACAATTACCTGAACCTCAAGTAGCTGGTCCAACTAATGTTGTAACCAACGAAGATGGTAGTGTAGATATAAATTTTGAAGAAAACCAAATGGCAGAAATGCCTCAAGACCATTTTGCAAACTTAGCAGATTTTATGGATGACTCTGCATTAGGTGAACTTGGTGCAGACCTAACAGAAAAATATCAAGATTATAAAAATTCAAGAAAAGATTGGGAACAAGCTTACGTAACAGGTTTAGATCTTTTAGGTTTTAAATATAATATGAGAAGCGAACCATTCCAAGGAGCAAGCGGTGCAACTCACCCAGTTTTAGCTGAAGCTGTTACACAGTTTCAAGCTTTAGCTTACAAAGAATTACTTCCTTCAAACGGACCAGTACGAACTCAGATTCTAGGTGCAACTACACCACAAAAAGAACAACAAGCTGAGAGAGTCAAAGAATTCATGAATTATCAATTAATGGATCAAATGAAAGAATACGAACCTGAGTTTGATTCCATGCTTTTTTATTTACCACTTGCAGGGTCTACATTTAAAAAAGTTTATTTTGATGACTTACTTGGAAGAGCGGTTTCTAAGTTTGTACCTGCAGACGATTTAGTTGTTCCGTATTCGGCTACCTCATTAGACGATGCGGAAGCAATCGTTCACGTAATTAAAACTTCTCAAAATGATTTAAGAAAACAACAAGTATCAGGATTTTATAGAGATATAGAAATTCCTGAACCAGGAGAAGAAGAAGCAAACGCTCTTGAAAGAAAAGAAAGAGAATTAGAAGGTCAACAAAAAACAAGAGACGAAAATATTCATACTCTTTTAGAATTCCACATGGATTTAGACTTAGAAAATTTTGAAGATAAAAATCCACAGACAGGAGAAGAGACAGGAATTAAATTACCGTACATTGTAACTATAGAAGAAGGATCACAAGAAATTTTATCTATTAGAAGAAACTACGATCAAATAGATCCTTTAAAGAAAAAGAAACAATACTTTGTACATTTTAAATTTTTACCAGGACTAGGTTTTTATGGTTTTGGTTTAATACATATGATAGGTGGACTATCAAGAACAGCTACTGCTGCACTAAGACAACTACTAGATGCAGGTACATTATCAAATTTACCTGCAGGATTTAAGCAACGAGGAATTAGAATTAGGGATGATGCACAATCAATTCAACCCGGAGAATTTAGAGATGTAGATGCTCCTGGAGGAAACATTAGAGATTCGTTTATGATGCTTCCATACAAAGAGCCTTCTCAAACTTTATTACAGCTTATGGGTGTCGTAGTACAAGCAGGGCAAAGATTTGCGTCTATTGCCGACATGCAGGTAGGAGAGGGAAATCAGCAAGCCGCGGTGGGTACGACAGTCGCCTTGCTTGAAAGAGGAAGTCGAACAATGTCTGCAATTCATAAAAGAATCTATGCAGCATTAAAACAAGAATTTAAACTACTAGCAAAAGTATTTGCTACATATCTACCACCAGAATATCCTTATGATGTTGTAGGTGGTCAGAAACAAATCAAAGCTATGGACTTTGATGACAGAGTTGACATATTGCCAGTTGCTGATCCAAATATTTTCTCACAGGCTCAAAGAATATCTTTAGCGCAAACTGAATTACAACTGGCAATGTCTAATCCTCAAATACATAATACATACAATGTATATAGAAATATGTATGAAGCATTAGGGGTGAAAGACATTGATAAAATATTAGTTGCACCACAACCACCACAACCAAAAGATCCAGCGTTAGAACATATTGATGCAATGGGTGGTAAACCATTCCAAGCTTTCCCTGGACAAGATCATAGAGCACACATGGAAGCACACTTAGATTTTATGGCAACTAATTTAGCTAGAAATAATCCGATGATATTAGCTTCATTAGAAAAAAATATTTTTGAACATATTTCTTTAATGGCTCAAGAACAAACTGAAGTAGAATTTACACAAGAAATTCAACAAATCACTGCTATGCAACAAAATCCACAAGCAATGCAAGATCCACAAATACAACAACAGATAAAACAGTTCACTGAAAAGTTTGAGGCTAGAAAAGCTGTGTTGATTGCAGACATGACAGGTGAATTCTTAAAAGAAGAAAAAGAAATAACAGATCAAATGGAAAATGATCCACTTACAAAAATAAAACAAAGAGAGTTAGACCTAAGAGCACAAGAAAATCAACGTAGAAAAGACTATGAAGAGGCTAGAATACAGATTGATAGAACAAAAGCAGTTATGAACCAAGCTAGTGACGATGAAAGACTTGCTCAAAACGAAAAATTAGCTAAATTAAGGGCTCAAACTTCTTTAGAAAAAACCTTACTACAAAATAGTTTGAAGAGAGACGACTAATGAGTAAACTAAACATTAAAAAAGCAATAAAAAAACCAGGTGCATTAAGAAAATCACTTGGAATTAAAAAAGGTGAAAAAATTCCTGCATCTAAACTAAAATCTGCAGCGAAAAAGAAAGGAAAGCTTGGACAAAGAGCTCGTTTTGCGATAACACTAAAAAAACTAAGAAAAAAATAAGGAGTTTTATGAAAAAAGAACCTAAAATTTCAAAATTTCTAGCAGCTGACTTAAACAAAGATGGTTATGCTAGAGGTGGTAAAGAAATTAAAGCTACTGACCCTTTTACATCTCAAACTGTTACAGTTAGAGGTACAAAAGCGATCAGAGCTGAAAAAAAACCTGTAAAAGCTACTTGGTATTAATCAATGTGGTTTTCGGCAATTAAATTAGCCGTCTCTGCTGGTAGTAAAATTTATGCTAACAAGCAGAAGACTAAAATGGCAATGTCAGAC